CGAGTTTCGTGCTGACTTTTATATTAAACCAGCTCGATCAATTAACTTTGTAACACTAACATTCATTGCAACCCGTTCGGGTGTTGATTTCAATGAAATTGTTGGCAGAGCATAAGGGAGATATAAAAAATGTCAAATTTAAATACATTCGTAAATAATCTCTCTGGTGGTGGCGCTCGAACTAATCAATTTGAGGCTACAATATGGAAGTCTCCTGTACCAGAGCAGAAGATGACTTTTATGTGTAGGTCTACTCAAATTCCGGCTATGACTGTGGGTGAAGTTGCTGTGCCTTATCGTGGTAGACAGGTGTTTATTGCTGGGGATCGTACATATGATGCTTGGACGATTACTGTGTTTAGTGATCAGGCTTGGGAGTTAAGACGATCTTTTGAAACTTGGAATCATTCCATAGCTCATATGGAAGCTGAAGCTACAGGTGCTGCTAATCCTAATAGTTATTACGGTGGTGGTACAATAAAACAGCTAGATCGTGCAGGTAATGCGGTCGCCCAGTATTTCTTAGCTGACCTTTGGCCTCAATCAGTAGATGCAATTGATCTTGCCTATGATACCAATGACGCTGTAATGGAATTTACTGTTACATTGAGATTTAATTTTATGACCATGATATAAAAAATAGTTCTGTCGAAGTTGTATAAATAGTTGTATGGCAGAATTATTTGGATATGAAATAAAACGAAAGAAGGAAGCGACGAAGGCTCAGTCCTTCGTCGCACCTTCCGACGAAGAAGGTACCCTAGATATTGCTGGTGGTGCTGGTTTTTTTAGCCAGTATGTAAACCTAGATAAGGCAGCAAAACATGATTGGGATTTAATTCGTAAATATCGTACTACAGCTGAATCTCCAGAATGTGATTTAGCAGTAGAAGATATTATTAATGAGTCTATTACAGCAGATGAAACAGACTGCTCTGTAAAACTTGATCTTGACCAAACAGACTTATCCAAGTCTATTAAAACTAAAGTTAATGATGAGTTCGCTGAAATTCTCCGTCTTTTAGAATGGAAGAATAAAGGTCATGATATATTCAAGAGATGGTATATTGATGGTAGAATATACTATCACAAGATGGTTGATGAGAAACAATCTCGCAAAGGTATTGCTGAGATTCGATATATTGATCCTAAGTTTATCAAGAAAGTTCGTCTTGTAGAAAAAGATAAGGCTAATCAAAATCAAAGAACCGAAGGCCTTGAACTAATCAAAAGAGTTCAGGAATTTTTTATCTATAATGAGGCTGGAGTTTATCCTGGTCTTACCGGAATCAGTGGTCCTGGTGTAAAGAATTCACAAGGTCTTAAAGTTTCACCTGACAGTATTGCATATGTTACTTCAGGTATTTTCAATCCAACAACAAAACAAGTTTATGGTTTTTTACATAAAGCTATCAAACCTGTAAATCAATTACGAATGATGGAAGATGCGACAGTTATCTATCGTATCAGTCGAGCACCAGAACGAAGAATCTTCTACATTGATGTAGGTAATCTACCTAAACCTAAAGCAGAAGCTTATCTCAAAGATGTGATGAGTCGTTATCGCAATAAGGTAGTATATGATGGTTCTACTGGTGAAGTCAAAGACGACAGAAACCAAATGTCTATGTTGGAAGATTTCTGGTTACCACGGCGAGAAGGTGGACGAGGTACAGAAATTACTACACTTCAAGGTGGACAAAATCTTGGAGAGATGGCTGATGTAGAATATTTTAAAGAAAAACTTTATCGTTCATTGAATATTCCACAATCTCGTTTGATGTCAGACAGTGGTTTTAATATGGGTCGTTCAGCTGAGATTACAAGAGATGAAATAAAGTTTACAAAATTCATTCAGAGAATTAGAAAAAGATTTACCGGTCTGTTCCAAGACCTACTTAAAACTCAATTAATTCTAAAAGGTATTATGACACCTGAAGATTGGGATGTTGTAAAAGAAAAAATCATTTATAATTTTAATGATGATAATCACTTCTTTGAATTAAAAGATGCGGAATTGTTAAAGGAAAGAGTTGAACAATTAACCGCAGTTAGTGAATATGTCGGTACATATTTTTCTGTAGAATGGATTAGAAAGAATGTATTGAAACAATCACCTGAAGAAATAGAAGAAATTGATAATCAAATTGCAAATGAAAGAGAATCTGGTCAGGTAGATCCTGATGCTGGATATGGTGTTGGTGGACCTGAAGGTGGATTTGGTGATCCAACTAGAGGTGTTGAACAAGAACCTATGTGGCCAGACGATGCCGATGAACCTACAAATGATAATGGAGGTTCAAATTATTAAAACTTATAAATATATAAAAATGAGGAAATTTTATTATGTCTAAAACAATAAAGGATATGGTTGATTCCATAACCACAGGTGATCTTTCCGCGGCCAATGGTGCATTTGATGAAATCATAGCTGCTAAAAGAGCTGATGGTTGGGCAACATCAAAACAAGATTTTGCTCGCACAGCTTTCGATGATATTACTCCTGATGTTACGCATGAACCAGTAGATACTGGTATTACAGGAGAACCGGAAGAGTCAGAGGAAAAATAAATGAAACTTATATCAGAACACGTTGATGAAATAGAATACATCACCGAAGATACAGAAGATGGTAAAAAGAATTACCGAATTAAAGGTGTGTTCATGCAAGCCGAAGTTAAAAATCGGAACAATCGTATGTACCCCATGAATGTATTAGAAAGTGAAGTAAAAAGATACAATAGAGAATATGTTAATCAGAAGCGTGCTTTTGGTGAACTAGGTCATCCAGATGGCCCAACAGTTAATCTTGAAAGAGTGTCACATATGATAACCAAATTATATCCTGATGGTAAAAATTTCATCGGTGAAGCAAAAATTATGGATACTCCATATGGAAAGATTGTAAAGAATCTTATTGATGAAGGTGCCAAACTTGGCGTTTCGTCGAGAGGTATGGGTTCACTAGAACCCAAAAGAGATATGCAGGTCGTCAAAGATGACTTTTATTTGGCAACTGCGGCCGATATTGTTGCAGATCCATCTGCCCCTAATGCTTTTGTAGAAGGTATTATGGAAGGTAAAGAGTGGGTTTGGGATAACGGCATAATTAAAGAAATGGATATTGAAGTATATAAGGAAGAATTGGATAGAAGGTACGCAAGACGGCAGGCTAGAGAAGAAAAAGCTGTAGAAATCTTTGAAGATTTTATGTCTAAAATCTAAATATTATAAATAACTTATATACTATAAATAACAAGGGAGTTATCCAACAATGACAGATATCAACACAGAGCTAGAGGCGATTGCTGCAGAGGAATTTGTAGATGATACGCAACTAGACGAAGTAGCTGCAGATGCCCCAAAGAAAGGTGCTCTACCTCCACAACCTGCTGAGGTTGTTCCTGGTGAGCGTCAAGACATGGGTCCTGCTGTTGTTTCTCCTGATGCTCCTTCTGATCCTGGTAAAGAGGCTTCAAAAAAATCTTCAAAATCTAAAGACCTTCCTGATAAAGGTAAGCCTTCGGACGCATCACCAAAAGCAGTCGGTGATGGTAGTGGTCCTATGAAGGCCGGCGCTCGGGAAGAAGTAGAAGATGATGAAGAACTTGAAGCTATCTCTGAGGATGAAACTTCTGATAATGAAACAACTAAAACTGTTTCTGAGGCAGAAGAAGTAGAAGAAGAAACAATTGAAGATCGAGTTTCTGCTATGGATCTTTCTGATGATGTCAATGCCCTGACTGAAGGTGGTGAACTTTCAGAGGAGTTTAAGAAGAAGGCTGCAACAATCTTTGAAGCAGCTGTTCGTGCAAAGCTCCGTTCAGAACTTGAACATCTTAACGAAACATACAAAGCGAAATACGAATCTGAAATTGAAGAAGCAAAAAACGAAATGGCTGAGAAAGTCGATGACTATCTCAACTATGTTGTAGAAGAATGGATGAAGAAGAATGAGATGGCCGTAGAACATAAGATGAAATCGGAAATCGCAGAGAGCTTTATCACCGGTCTTAAATCACTCTTTGATGAGCACAATATTGCTATTCCTGATGAGCAGTTCGATATGCTTGATGCCGCGGCCGATACGGTCGATGAGCTTGAAGGTAAGTTGAGCGAACAGATTGAAAGAAATATTGTTCTAACAAAAGAGAATGATGATTTGAAGAGGCAGGAAATTCTTTTAGATGTAGCTTCTGATCTTGCAGATACAGAAGTAGAAAAATTTGCTGGTCTAGTAGAAAATATTAACTATGAGAATGAGGAAGATTTTCGTGAGAAAGTCAACACAATCAAAGAGTCATATTTTCCAAAAGCTCCAACAAGTAACAATGATGATACAGCAGCACCTGTAAATGAGGGTAGCGTCGATCTTGATGCTGTGCCCGACTCGATGGCTGCTTATATGTCCGCAATTTCACGGACTCATCTCCGTGACAAAGCGGAAGCATAATAAGTTTACACACAAAATAGGGAGAAGAAAAAAAATGTTTCAAACGGAACACCTACAGGAAAAGTGGCAGCCAGTACTCGGTCATCCCGATCTCCCCGAGATTAAGGATAGCTATCGTCGGGCAGTCACAACTGTAATCCTAGAAAACCAAGAGCGTGCAATGCGAGAGGACTCTGAGTTCCTTCGTGAAGCAGCACCTCAAAACGCAACTGGTTCGGCAGTAGCAAATTGGGATCCAATCCTAATTTCGCTAGTTCGCCGTGCCATGCCTTCTCTAATCGCATATGATATCTGCGGCGTCCAGCCAATGACTGGTCCTACAGGTCTTATCTTTGCGATGAAGGCTCGCTATACATCACAATCCGGTACAGAAGCTCTGTTTAATGAAGCCGACACCACAT